AAGAAGTTTACAAATATAATTATTAATTAGAAAAAAAACAGCTGATGATATTTTAACAACTGATTTATTACAAATAGAAAATATATCAGGATTATATCAAATAAATGATATGTATGATGCTAATTATAAATACTACACTAAACTAATTGCCACAAAAAGAGATTAATTATGAATATAAATGTAAATGTAGATAGACAAGACGTTCAGCAACTTGACTATGCTATTAATAAATTAAAGTCATTTGGTTCTACTAGATTTTATCAAGAAATTCAAAGAGGTGGATTAAATGCTGCATATAAAGTAAAAAAAGATGCACCTTTTGATACAGGTAATTTAAGATTAAATGTAAAATGGGACGGCAAAGCTATAAGGTCAGATGCACCTTATTCTGGTTATTTAGAATTTGGCACAGAAAATCAAAGAAAACAAGAATACTTTTTTAAAAATATTTTAGCAGAAGTTCAAAGAACAATTAGAAATATTGAAACAAAAATTAAAAGAACTTTAAGAAGATGAAAGAAGTAATACATTACATACGACAAAAAATTATTACTCGGCTAAATGGAAATGTTAGTTTAGGTGGTAATAATGTTCCAGTTTATAATAGAGTGCCAAGCACACAAGATGAACCATATATAATAGTTTATTCAAATGATGAATCAAATATAGATGACAATCAATCTTCATTTATTACAGAATGTGTAACTCGTATTGAAGTAGTAACATCTTTTTTATCTGATGATGGTGGTGAATTACAAGCTAATTCAATAGTTAATAGTATTTTGCAATTAATTAGAACAAGTAAAACAGATTATTTTGATTTAAGTTCTAATAATTTTAATGTATATACTTTTAATATTGAAGGTATTTCATATATTGAAGATGCAGATGAAGAAAAAACATATTTTAGAGCATTGATAGATATATCAAACAGAGTACAACAAATTTAAATATTATGACAAAAAATAAAAAAAGTAATTTTAGCAAACATATTTCTTGGAAAGAAGCAACAGGTTCTAATACTGCAAAAAAATTAGACATTGATAACACACCCACAGAAGAAGCATTAGCAAATATGAAAGTATTAGCAAATGAGTTGTTTGAACCTTTAAGAGAAAAAATAGGTGAACCAATATTGGTAACATCTTTTTATCGTAGTAAAGAATTAAATGATGCTATAGGTGGTGCAGCAGCAGTTTCACAACACATAGATGGTTGTGCAATAGATTTAGATGCAACAGGTATTCCTAATTGTGAATTATTTTATATAATTAAAAATGAGTTCGATTATGATAAACTTATATGGGAATTAGGTGATGATAACAATCCTGCTTGGATTCACGTTTCTTATGTAAAGGGTAATAACAGAAAATTAGTATATCAAGCTAAAAGAAAAAAAGGTAAAGGTTATTCAACTTATACTTATTTTGATTTAGATATAGATTAAAATGCTAAAACTTTTAAAAAAATTATTAGGATTTAAAACAAGTGATAATATTAGTGGACTTGGATTAGAAATTAGAGAATTAATTAAAGGTAAAGAAATAGACCCCCAAACATTAATTGAACTACAAGCACAAATCAACGAACAAGAAGCCAAGCACAGAACAATTTTTGTTGCAGGTTGGCGACCATTTATAGGTTGGGTTTGTGGTTTTGCACTTGCATATAATTTTGTGTTAAGAGATTTACTTGTTTGGTATGTTGGAGTTGAATCAGCACCACCTGCCCTACAAATGGAACATTTAATGACAGTGTTAATTGGAATGCTCGGACTTGGAGGAATGAGAACTTTTGAAAAGTTTAATAACAAATCAAACTAATGGCACGTAAATTATATGTTTCATATATAGAAAAGCCAAAGAAAAAAAGACCTGGAAGGCATAGTAAAAATGCTTCGAAAGGGCAAACTGGTTATAAAAAAAAGTATAGAGGTCAAGGTAGAAAACATTAATTATTAATTTATTATTTTTGTAGTAAATTATTTAGTTATGTCAAACGATTTATTTTATTCAGGAAATTATCAAAAAGCAGCATTTGGAGAATTTGGTTTAAGAATAATTGCTTCAAGTGGAACAAGTACAGTTGGTGAAAAATACAATGCAATTCAAGCAATGGATGATTCAACAATAACTTGTACAAATGCAGCAACAGGGGGAGATACTTCAATAACAAGTTTAGAACTTGTTACAGGTATGATTATATATGGTACATTTCACACTATAAGTGTGGCATCAGGTAAAATAATAGCTTATATAGAGTAATATGTTAGGGCTTGGACTAGGTTTACCGAAGATTGGAAATAAGGTAATTAAAATAATAAAACATTTAAAATCATATTGGCATAAAAATACACACCAATGGAATCACGAAAACAGCGAATGGGAACAAATTTAAATTAATATAATATGGCAAGTTTAACAGGTAATAAAATAAAAGATACTTATACTTCACTGCTTAAAGTTGGTGATAATGGTGCAATTGATAGTTCAGCACAAGCATTGACAGATGGTGCAGGTAATGCACTTGGTTTGACATTAACAAATACAGGTATTATAGTATCAACTGCTAAAGGTACATTAATTGGTACATCTTCGACAGGTGAAGTATCTAGCACATTAATTGCAGATAATGCCGTTGATGCACAAAGATTAAATGTAAGTGGTAATGGAACATCAGGACAATATCTTGTTTCAGATGGTGATGGTAGTTTTTCTTGGCAAACTTTATCTGCAGGTGATATTACAGGTGTAACTGCAGGTGATGGTCTAACTGGTGGTGGTACGAGTGGTGATGTAACTTTAACTGTTAATGTTGATGATTCTACAATTGAAACAAATTCAGATGCTATAAGAATAAAAGATAATGGAGTAACTTATGCTAAAATGGGTGCAGAGTTTACTACTTCAGCTACTATATCAGCAAGTGATGTTGATTGGTCAGCAGCTGCAGTACACACAAAGACATTAAGTGCAAATACAACATTAACATTTTCTAATGTATCAACAGGAATGGTTATAGATTTAGTAATTGACGGTAACTATACATTAACTTTACCTGCAAGTGTAAAAGAAATAAGCGGTACTTATGATGGTACTGTAACAAACTTAATTCAAATTGTATCAACTAACGGAGCTACTGAACAGTGGGCAACAATATCAAAAGAAGCATAATTATGAAAGCAGTAAACAACAACGGAATTATCACAACTTATCCAGATGTACCTAATAAATTTAGGTCATCAACAGGTTATCACTTAAACGCAAGAAGTATGACTTCTGACGAGTTAAGAAATGCTGGTCTATTTGATGTAATCATAGATGAAAATTATGATTCAAGAATACACACACTTGGAGAAATATATTTTGATTCAGCTTCATCAGTATTTAGAAAAGATACAGAAGATATTACTTGGAGTGAAAGTTTATCAGAATTAAAAGAAAGAGCAATCAATAATTTTAAAGCACAAATAGGGAATAAACTTGCAGCGACTGATTGGTATATAATTAGAGAAGCAGATAATGGAGCAGATGTACCAGTAGATGTTGTAGATGCAAGAGTAGCTTTAAGAGAATTATCAGACACAGTTGAATCAGAAATCAATGCACTTACTACTAAAAACAAAGTAATTACATACGATTTCCCTAATATAGACTAAATATGGCTGTAAATAAGAGATTATTACAGGGAGCTGCGGCAGCAGGAGAATTAGTACCATCAGAACACTTTGGAGTAGTATTATACGAAGGAGATGGTTCTTCATCACATTCTATTAACGGAGGTAAGTTTGGTGCAGGTGGATATTTTAATGGGAGTAATGGTTATGTTGACTTATCTACATCAGTTATAACACAAGAAAATTTTTCTTTTTCATTATGGTTTTATCCAACAGTTAACTATACAAGTACTGTAAATTATGTATTTGCACATCAAGCAAGTACTGGAAGTAGAGGTATTACATTTGGTTTTAGTGCTGGTAATTGGAGAGCAAAAGTTAGCAATGGCTCCAATGTAAGTATTGTTACTATGTCTAGCCCAACTTTAAATGCTTGGACTCATATAGCGGTAACTTATTCTACAACTAATGGATTAGAACTTTTTGTAAATGGGGTATCGCAAGGCACTGATACATATACCGCTTTAGATATATCAAATCATACAGGGTGTAAACTCGGTTCAAGAGGATATTCTGCAGGTGATTATTTTGATGGCAAAATAGACCAGTTTAGAATATTTCAAAAAGAATTAACATCATCAGAAGTTTCAACTTTATATGCAGAAACAGCAGCAACAGTAGAATCATTAGACCCATTATCAGAAGATACAACAGAAACACTACAAGTACTTGGAGATAGTTCTTGTATTGCTACTTATAGATTTGAAAATGATGAAGTAGATTTAAGTGGTAACTATGATGGAACTGGTACAGAAATACAATATGCAGCAGGAAGATATGGACAAGCAGCAAGTTTTAATGGAAGTGCAAGTAAAATAGATATTGGTAATTTAGGTATAGGTGGTGCAGCAACAAGAACTATATCAGCTTGGATTAATACAAATAGTTTAAGTTCTACACAAACTATATTTCAATATGGTGCAAATTCTAATGGTGCGAGATTTGGTTTTTCTATTGATACATCAGGTAAGCCTTTTGTAGAATATTATAATAGAGATGTTACTACGAGTTCAAGTCATATTTCAGTAAACACTTGGTATCATTTAGTGGTAACATATAATGGTAATGCTATTGAAACTGCAACAAACACTCAAATTTATGTTAATGGTTCTGCGGTAAGTATGACAACATCAGGAGCGCAAACAGGTAGTGCTAATACGACTGACAGTAATTATGGTATTGGATATGACAGATTAAATACAAGACAATATTTTAATGGAGAAATAGACCAAGTAAGAATATTTAACAAAGAATTATCAGCAGCAGAAGTAACTACAT